ATTAAAGACGCATTGGATTTAACATCAGGCAAAAAGGCACAAAAGGCAGTATCAGAGGGATACAACGCACTTCAAAAAGGTAGTTCCTACGGTATGGACTACAAAAATCAAAAAGAAGAAATGCGTGGGTGGTTGCAACAAGCAACTGATGTTAAAGAAAAATACCAACAACTGCAAGAAGAAATGACTGCGGCGTATGCAAGCGGTGACAAAGAAAGACGCCAAAAAGCCATACAAGCGAGAGATGCGTTTGTAAATGAAATGACCGACAGTGAATTTTCAAAGGCATATGAAAAAATGCAAGGTCAGAAGTTTTCATTCGGAGAAATGAAAGACGTTCAAAAGCAGGTTGACAATATAAAAGCTGCATATAACGAAATCAGTACAAGCATTGAAAAGATGGACGAACGTGCAAATAACGGTCGTGAATCACTACAAGCTGTAGCGGAAGTGGTTACATCGGAATCTATGAACTTAAACGGTTTCAAGAATATGCAAGAAGTCTTTGAAAGTGGCGGTATTGCAGTTGATAATGTATGTAAACAAATCAAATCAACTATGACCGATTTGGGGTTTGAAAATCAAGACATTGCCGCACAAATAGCGCTGTTTAAAAACGGTTTTCAAGACCTACAAGGCGCAATTAATAATAACGCATTAGACGCTGTTGTAAATGATTTTGTCAAACAAGGTAAAGAAATCGGACTAACGTCAGAGGAAATAGTCACGAAAGCCGCATTAATGAAAAACGGTTTTTCTGATATTCAACAGGCTGTAGCGTCGGGTGATGTAAGTGGTTTAGTGAAAGACCTATCAAGTTTAGGTGGCGATTTGGGACTAAGCACAGAGCAAGTTGACGCATTGGCGCACAGTTTGGGATTATTGCCTGAGGATAAACATATTGAAATTGACGCAAGCGGTGATGTGTCTGCAATCGAGAACGCCAAAAATGCTGTCGAGGAAATAAATAACGCAGGCAATGTAAATTTACAAGTCAGTGCCGAGGGTGACATATCTGTATTAGACACAGCTGATGAAAAATTAAAAGAACTTGTCAAAAATAACGAAGTTCAGATTAAATTTAATATTGATACAGGCGGTTTTGATATTAATGATTTGAATGGTAATAAGTTGGGTGAAATCACTGCAACGGGTAAAGTCATATGGACTAATGATAGCACAGAACCCGACAACTATACGGCACCACCCAAAGAGGGCAATGTTACATTTAAGAAGAATAGTGCAGAACCTGACGGCTATCAACCCGAAGACAAATTTGCGACAGTCCATTATACTGTTTCTGTTGAGGGTTCGTCCATAGAGGGATTAAGCGATAAAAGTGTTCCTGCCGCTAAATTTGGCAGTACGGGAACGTTCGTCAAAAAGAAAGTCGCAAAAGGTACACAAAACTTTGAGGGCGGATTGGCAATGGTTAATGATGAAAAGGGCATATCTGACCCACGAGAATTAATCGTTGACAAAGGACGTGCATTTATACCGCAGGGCAAGGACGTATTGTTGCCATTGTCAAAGGGCGCAAAGGTGTACACAGCGTCACAAACCAAGGCGATAATGTCGGGTATGGGTATACCGCATTACGCAACAGGAAAAGACAATTCGGACGCGTTTACATCAGCCAAGGACGATTGGACGCATTACACCAAAACGCACGCAGTAACGACCGCACAAGAACTTGAAAAGTGGTTAGAATTTCAAGAGAAATTCAAATCGAACGACAAGGATATTGCCGACATAGAGGAACAAATTTTCTCTATTATGCAGAAACAGACGAAAGAGTTCAACGAACAGTCAAAGGCATACCTTGAAAAGCACAGTGCTATAAACGATTGGGGTGATAACGGCGACACACCGCTTGACGCTTTCAAACGTATAAAAGACAGAAATTATCAAGATTTACAAGACGCAAAAATCACTTGGGACGATTATGTTGACAACGTGTCGGACGCAGGCGAAACGCTTTATGACGATATGAAAAGCTACTCGGACAGTTGGCTTGAACATCAGCAGAAGTATCACAGTATGTCGATAGACGACTACATTGCAGGTATCGACAGAGAGGCGGAACGTCTTGAAGAATTTTATGCGAATGACGTTATTAATTATCAAAAATACGTCGAGGAAAAACAGACACTTGAAGAAAAACGTTATGACGCAGTGGCTCAAAAGAATGCTGACGAGTATTCGGCATGGCAAAAAGACGCAGACGCTTGGCAGGAGTTAAGAAGTACATATGATGATTGGGATAAGTACGGTGACAGTGAGGAAGATTTTCTAAAACGCAAAATTGACCGAGTAAAAGAGTTTTACAATGCGGGTAAAATCAGTTTTGAGGAATTTATTGACGACACAAACAAGTACAGTATGGAACTGTACAAGTCGCAATCAAGTGCGGTTGACAAACTGCTCCAAAAGCAACAAGACTATATTTCAAATATCAAAGACGAATTTTCAAAGCAAGAGCAAGAACTTCGTGACAGTTGGGACGTAGCAGATCGCAAAACCGATATGTCAGAGGTGCAGGCACAACTTGATGTGTACGCAAATTCAGTTACTGATAAGGGGCAACAGAAGTACAAAGAACTGCAAGAGCAGATGAAACAGTTGCAACGAGATGAAGAATTGTACCAACTACAGAAAAAGAATAATGCCACTATTGAAAGTCTTGAGGCTGAATACAAGCAAATGGAGGACGGCAAGAAAAACATTCTTACAGGATTGCAAAATGCCGACATCAACATATCTGCATATGTAGCAACGATAACCGATAAGGTTTCGGCGACAGGCGGCAATATAGAAAGTTTGCTAAGTCGAATGCTTGACAAATTCGATAGTTTTAAAATTGAAAATAATTCAATGAGCGACAACAGGAAGATCATAAATAACTTCATGCAAATGACACCGGAAGAAAAACAAGATGCATTGAACAAATACGTAGGATTATAGGAGGAAAGATATGCGTAACGGTTTTGAATTTAACGGCAAAAATACAACGGAATTTAAGCGAGTGACGGTCAGAACAAAAGACCGTCCCATATTTCCACAGGTAAAGGAATTTACCGAAAATGTCAATGAAGCAGACGGTGAATATGATTTTACAGATGTATCAGGTCATGAATATTTCAATACACGAAAATTTCAGATTGATTTTAATATCGGTGCAGACAGTACCGAAGAATTAAACAAAAAACTGACCGCTATAAGTCGTTGGTTTAAGGGCAAAGGCACGCTTATATTTAACGATATGCCGCTTGTCAAGTGGAATGTAAGGGTAATAGACAGCGTGTCGTATACGCCTGAACACGACGGCAGAAAAGCTGTTTTGTCGGTGGCGTATAAGGCGGAGCCGTTCTCGGAGCTTATATTTGACGCTCTGAACGGACCTTGCCTTGACACCGATATTTCACTTGATACCGAAATTCCGATAGGTCAAGATGAATATTTAACATTGAACGGTAATGGCACATACAAAAATATACCGAATATCGGTGATGTACACGTCAAACCGATTATAACGGTAACGGGTGCAAAAAGTCCGTTTACCATAAGCAATAACGGTAAGAGTATCACTGTTAAATACACAGGTGACATAGTTATCGACTGCGAAAAAGAAATAGTTTATAGCGAAAATACAAGCCTTATGGCATATGCAGAGGGTGAGTTTTTTGAACTTGCTCCCGAACTGGATAACACGATAACGGTAACAGGCGGCGGTGTCGTACAGATAAATTACACGCCTAAATTTTTGTACGACGTAGATTTTGATAATATGAAATGGAGTGAATAACATGGCTTTTAAATTACACGAATGGAACGAAACAGACTTCACAGGCGGTTGCCTTGCGTATCTTAACAAGGCGTATGAAGTGGCGGTGTTTGAGGGATTGCAGGAAACGCACACAGTTTCTTTTAAGTACCCTATGAAAGATGAAAAAGCGGAGCTTATAAAAGAAAATCGTATAGTATCGGTTGAAGGACAAGCATACCGCATTACACTTGTTAAGCGAGATTACAGCGGTTCAAGAATTATGACGGTTAAGGCTAACAGAATATTCTATGATGACGCACTTCATCATCACTTGCCGACAATCGGCAACGATACGGACGTGACAAAATCAACAATAGGTGTTGACCCGTACGACGTTATAAAACTTGCAATAGCCGATACAAAGTTTGAGCTTATACCCGACAGTGAACTTAAGGAAATGGGTATGACGAGAATAGGCGCAGACGGCGTTAAAATCGACTTTTACCCGACTGATAAGATAAATACTTATGACGTAATTCAAAACGTCATAGAGGCTTACGGCAGAGGTGAAATATACTACGACAATTACCGATTTGCAGTGGTTGAGCGTATCGGAAAAGATAACGGCGTGAGAATGTCAATAAAGAAGAATATGACAAGTCTTTCTGTCGAAAGAAACACGCAAGAACTGACAACAAGACTGTATATGTACGGCAAGGACGATTTGACGATTTCATCAGTAAACGGCGGTAAGCCGTACATTGACAGTAAAGAGGGTATTGAGAAGTACGGTATTCGTGAGGCGTACCGAGATTACAGCGATTACGATGACCCCGAAAAGCTAAAGGCGTTTGGTGAGTGGGACTTAAAGGGCGAGGGTAACGAGTATAGACTTGACCGCCCTCAACTGACAATCACGGGTGATGTGGTTGATTTGAGTAAACTCGCTGAATACGGTGATTTTTATAAAATCTCTTTGGGTGATACAGTACACGTTTTTGAAGATAATATCGAACATAAACAACGAATTGTATCAATGACATATTATCCGTACAGTGCAAAACAGCCGTCAGTAACAATCGGTCAGCCTACATTGGCTAATGCGTATTACCACGCGTGGTATATGGGTAAGCTGATTAAAACTATTCAGAAAAATTCAGGCAGAGCAAACAAGCTGAAAACAAGCTACTTCCACGGTACGGTGAACAGTACCCAAAACCCCGTTAGGTCTGATAATAAACAGTTACTGTTGGACGGTGATTTGTTATACATAGAGGACGACAAGGGCAGACGTCGTATAAATCTCGGCAATATGGACGGTAAATTTGTTTTTGAGTTGTTCAATCAGCTTGAGAAGAAAACAATCAAAATGGACGAGGGCGGTAATGTAACGATAACGGGTATATTTGCGACGGGTACAGATACAGAAGCAAGAACTGTTATAGACAAAAACGGTATCCAAAGTTACGACGCTGACGGTAAAAGATACGGTTTGTGGTGTAACGAACCTACCAATAAAGACCAAAGGTATGCTGATTTTAAGTTATATTATGGTGGAAAAGAAGTTTTTCAAGTGTATAACGGTATCAGTGAAACATATATACTATTACAGGGAAATACTATTTTATATGGTGGCAACGGA